AACGGCACAAGCTGGAAGTAAAAACGGGAGGACTTCGTAGCCTTCAGCTTCCAACTCAGTTTGCACCTCGTCGAATACCAATCCCCCGTTCCAATTAGTAAGTCCGCGAACGTTCTCGCCCACAACCCAACTCGGTTGAATTTCCCGAATTGCTCTAAGCATTTCCGGCCAGAGATGTCTCTCATCTTCTTTGCCAAGTCGCTTTCCTGCACTTGAGTAGGGTTGGCAAGGGAAGCCACCACTAATGATGTCGATTGTTCCTCTGTGAATAGTGAAATCTGTTTTTGTGATGTCATTGTAAGATATTGAATTTGGGAAGTGATGTTTTAAAACTTTTTGACCAAAGGTATTCCATTCGCAATGAAATACGTTTTCCCAACCGCACCATTCTGCTGCTAAATCAAAGCCACCTATTCCGCTAAATAAACTGCCGTGTCTCATTTAAACGTTGTTTTGTTTTGTAAAATTTGTTCCTCAAAAAATAAAGCTACTGCAACTGCTCGAGCCTGGTTCTTTAACCATTGTTCAGTCCATTCGTCCCGGTACTGCTTTGCACTTATGATGTCCATTTTATTAGCCTTGTAGGTAATAATTTCCATTAGTTTCTTTTTAGCAACTGCTCCATCTTCTTTTGTCCATACCTTGATGCCTGAACTATTAAGCTTTGTAAATACGGATAAAGGGTTAAACAACCTGTCAAAAGTTCTATTTTCCAGAACCTTATATTCCTGGTAACTGTAATCAATTATCTCTAAATCGGTTAAGTGTGGTATTGCTTCAACTCGTTCCTGTGGCATCATTTTTCTTACTTCGTTTGCTTTTTTCTTGTACCTATCCATAACCTGACTAAAGTATGCAGGGCTAAAGTTTTGGTAGTGATCTATAAAGTCATTGGCTACCATTTGCTTAAACGCTACTTTAACTTCGTTTATTGTAAAGTTACCATACTCTGTTCTTATCCAATCCTCTAAAATTGCTAACTTAACATCTCCAGGATTGTTGATACCTACAAGCTGCATAAGGTAAATAAGGTTCTGCTTAAATATGGTAGAGTTTATGTTCCTCATTCGTTCCCCCGAAAAGGCGGTCATAATCTCCTGCTCCATAGGAAGTAGAATGGATATAGTTGTAGTTTTTAAGGTTTTCGAGTTCGTTTTTATCAAGCTTTCGTTGATTGTTTTTAGTTCCTTTTGCATATTGTTTAGAGTTTGTTATCCAATTATTTGCGGCTGCTCCCCAACTTTTCATAGGGTTTTTCCCTACTTTCCAACCATTACTTTCATAGTAATTTACAAATTTTTCAGCTTCAATCTTTGCTTGATCTGTTCCTATCCGAATTGACATATATTCGTAAACTTGTTCAAAAGTACATTTACTTTTATTAATATTTATATCTTCATTTTCATTTTCATTTTCATCTTCCATAAGGTTATGTTTAGCTAAACCTAATGGTTTTGTGTTATTTTTAGGTCTACCACCTTTAGAGCCATTGTTTCTACGGCTTTCAGTAAATTGAATGCGTTTTTCAATCTCTTCACTTAGCCGTTCGTTGTAAAAATTTCCGTCTTTGTCTTTTAAAAACTTGCTCAAAACATCAACCGAAACCGAACCTAAAGATAACCTAATGGTTTTGTCTGTAAGTGTACCTTTTTGATGTTGTAAACATAAGAGAGTAATAAATTGTCCTCTCTCTTCCATTGTTAAGTCAGCTACTCCGTTTAAGAAATCACTGCTATAAAATAGGAATGCAGGGTCTTTTGCCATAATAAAATAAAAAAGCCCCCAATAGAGTCCAGCTACCAGGGGCTATTATTTAACCACTAAACACATTATCGTCTGGACTTCCGTTAATGTATTTTTATATATTTGCAAATATAAACTAATTTTCGGTAATTTCAATCTTTTGGCAAATTCTTTTTAATTTGTCCTTAAACCAATCTTCCGTGTCAATTAGGTTGTTTGCTTGTTTGATATTGTGAATTGCGGTGGTATGGTCTTTAGTGCCAGTATATGCGCTTATCTCTTTGAGGTTCAATTTAGTATACCTTCTGAGTAAATAAGCAGCAGCCTTGCGACCAAAGGTAGTTCGTAATGATCTATCCCTTCTTGATATATCGCATTCAAATACCTCTTCAACTAATTTAACGATGCTTCTCGCACCTATATCCGCACCTAAAGGCTCGTTGTCTTCTAAGCCTAACAACCCTAACTGCGACATCATTTCGTGCAATTTAACGTGGGTATTACGTTGAGCATAGTACAACTCCTTTAGTTGTCTTATTGAAACATCTCTATTTTTAGTTAGCATAATTAAAACGGCAATCCTTCCGTGTCTTCTTTAGGTTTGAAATCATTTACATAAATCTTGTAATCTGGTTGCTTATCCTCTGTCTTGTAAGCATTAACCCACATTGAATACTTAACATCATTGATTGTAAAATTAATTACTTCTCCTTTAGCGGTTTGCTTTTTCCAAGCACCTGCACTCCATTTTTTTTGTTCCATTTTTTACTTTTTTATTAGTGAATATTTACTTACAAATTTAGGTTGTTTCTTATTACCTACGTTAATTAAGTCGGACTGTATCTTATATCCTTTGCGTTTTAATTCAAAGATAACTGCCGATAATCTCAGGCTATTAAATTTCGTTAGAGCCTGGATTGGTGTCAATGTTTTGCCCGAAAGCAAGTGGTTCAAGATTTGTTGTTTCTGTGTCATTGTTTGGGATTTGGGTTAAAAATACTGGTTTATCTAAAATGGTTTGATACTTATCTATAAACGCTAAAAGGTCTGAGTAAGCCTCTTCGTTATACCAAGCGTAGTGGTAAACTTCTGCAAGTAATATCTGCCTTTCAAATGGTAGCAATTCTTTCATTAGCTTTTTTTAATTGGGTCTGTGTAATATTGTTCTACTATTTTTTTATTATTTAATTGATATTTTATATCTGCTACTTCAATCCATTCTAAAAAATCTACAAATTGCGCTTTTTCTTTTTTAAGTGCTTTATTTATTTCGTCAGTTAGAGGTGTATCTTCAACCCATTTTAAAATGTATTCTCCATCTCCATCTATATAAAAGTTATTATCAATAAAATCTTGCATTGCGGTTTTCATATTAGCTTTTTTTAATTGTTTCTTTAATCTTGTTAAACTCTTCTAAGGTCTTGATGGCATTGATTTTCAAAGCAGCCTTTACTTTTTGATCTTCAGTAAACTTTGTCTTATCAAGTGCTTCAATCAAGAATGCCTTTTGCCCTTCGCTTACTTCGTCCTTATGTTCGTTAGTAGCGTCTGCATCTTTTGTATCGTCTATTGCAAATAGTCCGTTAAGTGCGTACTTCCTGGCGTAGCTACTTGCTGCTCCGGTAATTTGTGAAGCGTCCATTCCCTTTTTGTTTTCCTCTTCACGCGCTAACCCAGTACAAGTTATGTTGTCCTCTCCGTTATTTAGACAAGCCGTAGCCTTTACATAAACTCGACCGCCTACTTCTATTACCTCGTCGCTTAACATTAAAGCGTAGCCGTACTTATGGCAGATAGGTTTTGCAGCTTCGATTATATCTTCTGCACTTCGGTACTTGTATTTAGCAAAAGCGTTAAATTGATTTTTAGGTGCTTTTAATTCTTGTTGAATTTTAATTAGGCTCATAATTAATAGTTTAAAGTTAAGACAATTCTTACGTTTCCTTTTTTACAATGAAACCAATTATTTTCTTTGATATAATCGAACTCATAACCTAATACATTTAGATCATTCATTAAGGTACTTGTTACCCACCCTTGTAGTATTATGTCGCAAGATCGAACTTCGATAGAATAAAATTTGTTTAAATTTATACCTAAGTTTAATAAGTTTTGTATTTGATTATCCATTGTTATTTGTTTTGAGTGTCTATTGAATAGTGTTCTAAAATTTCGATAATAGGTTCTTGTCTTTTCTTTAGGCTTAAAAAATACTCGTAAGCCTGTGAGTATTCTAAGTACATACTTGCGCTATCGTATTTGTTATCTACTAAAGTGTAGTAGAAAATAGTGCCGTCTGGCTTAGTTTCTTTTACAAATTCAATCTTCATATAATTCGTTTTTTAAAAGTTCAAGTTCTGCATTGTTTTCAACCCAACGAGTGAAGGTGTAATCATCATCTTCGTAATCGTAGTTTTTAGGCAGTAATTTTGGATCATACGGGTTTTGTGTACTGCTCCCGTCTTGCAGTAAGATAGTGCCAAATCTCTCGAATTGGAACTTCTGGTAGTTGGTTAAATGTGTCATTTGTGTTTTGTTTCAACAAATATACTACAATTAACAATACAAAGTGTAAAATTATATAAATTATTTTTGCAACAATGATGCAAATAATGGGTTTTATATAGGATAAATACACGAGTTAATGTGCATTTTATAGCACATTATGTCAAAAAATAGTATGTAATGATGGTAATTACCGACTTAATTGCACTTTAGATTGTGCTATTTATACGTATAGTTGTACTTAAATACGTACAAAAGTGAGGGTAAAAGTTGCCAAAGTCGGAAGTAAAATGCAGCCAAAAGTAGTAGTTTTACTACCTTTTGTTGTACTAAAGTGAAACTTTATAGTAGCTTTTGAAAGTAAAGTTTATCAGAACCCCCGTATGAATACTCCGGTAGGTATAGCTTGAACCCGCAATCTATAAGGTTATTAGCTGAAGGGAAGTTGTCTAAGGTAGTATAAGTAATAGCTATATGGCAAAAAGTAGATGCAGCCTTTAACCTGGTCTTAATCATTCGTCTTTGTATGCCCTGACCTCTATGTGATTTTTTAACCCACGCTCTATTAAATATGCAAATGCCTTTGGAATAAATAGAGCCGCAATAAGATACAATTTCCCCTTGATCTAAGATAACCCACCACTCCCGGTTAAACTGGAACTCGTCTCCGCAACCCTTAAAGTTTGGGTTAGTATAATCTAATTCCCTAAGTTGCTCGTAGGTTTCACGATCTAATATATTGCCGAAGCTAAATATCTTTTTGAGGCGCATTGTGTATAGTTTCAAGTTTAGTCAAATACAGGATAGCATCTTGCAGTTCTTCTTTTAAATGCGTTATCCATTGACCTGTCGATAAATCTTCACGATCCATTGTAGTTCCGTACTTTTTTTTACCTACTTGCTCACGGCTGCGCATATCTTCAATTACTAAGCTAAGAATTTTACTATCCATTTATTTGTCGGTTTTGCTATGCATTTTAAAACAAGTTTTGCACTTGTACGATATTTTCTTTACTCCGGTTGCGGTTGTTCTACGAAGTGAAATAATTAGATCATCGCTCCCACATTCAGGGCAAGAGCCTCGGTCTTGTCCGAATATTACTCCGTAATGTGTTTTAGGTTCTATGTGATTTTTAAGTGCGTTAAATACTTGCTCTAATAAAACAACGTCCTTCTGGCAGTACTTAATCATTTTAGCCATAGCTACTTTGTCCTTATGCAGAACAATGTCTTTCCATAAACTATATTCTGTTTTGATCTTAGTGCCAATGCCTAAATAGTCAGCTATGTAGTTAAGCTTGTTGCTATTAAATCTAAACTTTTGTCTTGCTACCTTTAGCGTGTCGATAGTAACGTAAGAAGGGAACATTTCTATTTTGTGAAATAGGCACCGGGTTCTTATCCACGCTAAGTCGAACTTATCGCCATTGTGTCCTACTAACTCCGATGCCGTGTTTGCTACTTCAATAAACTTCTGCAGCATACGTTTGTCATTCTGTTTACTATCCCATTCCAAATGGTAAACTTCTTTTTCGTCTTCCCACTTATAGCAGATGCAAATAATTGCACGTTCTTGAATTATGCTATCCGGTGTGATGTTTAACTTATATCCGGCACTCCAGAAAAAGCCAACGTTCGGAGAGGTTTCGATGTCAAAGAATAGTCGTTTGCGTTTTGATTTTAGCATTGTTTATTTTTGGCTGAATTTATCTATAGTTGTAGTACCCATAGCAGCTATGCAAATAACCATTACGGCATCTACAAGCTTATCCGAAGGGGCAATCTCTTGATGTGTAAAGCTATTAGCTAATAAGGTGATGCAGATAAATAAAGCCGATAGCAAAGCAATTACTCGCTTTGTAGATACCGAACCCCTTTCGTCTGCTAATAAATTGGCTAACCATTTCATAGTATATATTTTATTTTAGTAAAGAATTGAATAAAGCGAATTTTGTTAATCTGTCTTCAAGTCCGTGAGTTCCCCCATTGATGCGCTTTGTAAGAGCAATAACATCTTCTTTGTCAGCACCGCCATCGCAAATTTTCCATAGGTTGTTTCTCTCAAAAAAGAAAGCAGCAGACATCAAAGGGAATTTTGTAGCCACTAAATCTGGGTTAGCTAAAATATCATCTTCAACCGATTTGTCAAACTGGGTGTAATTATCTTTGCCTGTTAATTGAATATAGCCACGACCTCTAAATTTCCAGCCGTCCCCACTTGCTTCGTCTCCGTTACCCATTCTTGAACTGTAAACCCTATTGGCTATCTTCTCAGGCTTCCTTTCATAAGCATTTGCAATAGCATCATCTTTAAAGTATTTTCCAAAAATAGACCTAAGTCCTTTAGCACCATAGTTAAGATTTTCAGTAACGGCTTTGAAGTTACCGCTTTCGTGTGCACATTGAGATAAAAAATGTGCTAACCTAATATTACTATTTAAGCCAAACTTTTCAGTAATTTGAGGTATCTGCTCTAATACATTTGCAGGTATCTTTGTTGATAGTGCTTCTAAATTCATTTTAATTTATTTGTGAGTAAAGAAATAATGTTAGCATAGCAAACAAAACTGAGTTAAGCCTATGAAGTTTTATTTCAAAATCTACTGCCTTCTCGTACTTCTCGTAAATAGCTATGTTTTTATAATACCTATTACGATAGTCGTTTAACGTATCGTTTACTATTTTATTGCGTTGGGTAAGGGTGTCTTTTAAAGTAAGTAAGTCAATGCGAAAGCTATCCCTTGTTTTGATGTTTGCCCTTAGTAAGCTATCAATACGGGCTTCTCTTAATGTAACTAAATTGCTCACGCTATCAAACGCAGCGTTTATCTTTTCGCCTTCTGCTTTACTAATAACAATCTTATCTTCGCCACCTATCTTCTTAACGTATTGGGCGAAGCTGAAACTTGGTGCTATTAGTATCAACAGAATTAGCGGAGTCCAATTTAGCCTTAACTTCATTTAGTTCCGTTTTTAATTCTTTTACTTCTTGCTTTAAAGTAACAATAGTTTTTACTGTCTTAGTAATTACCTTCTTGTTATCCTCAGATGCCACACCCTGCACCGCTTCACTTTGCACCTGGCTTTCTTTTACTTTGTCTTGCAACTCTTTGATTTTATTATCGGTTTTAGTTCCGCAACCTATCAAAGCAACCAGTAATAAATAACGCATTACTTAAAGCTTTTAAGTGCCTTTAGGTCTACTGCCATTTCCAAACGAGCCGTACTTGCTGCGTTGCTGCTATCACTCTTACGCACCATTTCATACAAAGCACCTATCTTTTCGTCCTGCTTATTGTTGTTCTTTGCGTTGTCAATATAGAGGTAACTAATACCGCAGATACATAAAAATAGCATACCGACAACAGGGTTTTTGCTGAACTCTTTGAATGAAATCGGTAACGGGTTAGTCGATACGTTTACGCTTCTTGCTGCTTTTGCCATATTATTTTCTTTTCCAAAAGAATAAGATTAGCGTAATTATCAATATAAGCGCGATTAGAGCCTTATAAAATTCGCTAAAGGACTTATCCTTAGTTTTAGTTATCTTCGAAATTTGAGTACTTTCTGTGCGATTTAGAGCCATTGAGTCCGTCTTGGTCTGCTTACTATCCGTTTGTTTCTCTTTTGTGCCTCTTGTGTAGGTTTCCGTGTACTTAGGAATTGTTATCATACTATCCTTAGTAACCCACAAAGTATCGTAGTAAGTAATGGTTTTGGTAAAATACTCTTCCTTTTCTACTATTTTAGTTACGCTATCTAAAACGATAACACGCACCGAGTCAAAAGTTTTAACAACAGTGCTATCTAATTTATCGGTAGCCTTCTTAACTGAGGCGCACGAAGTAAGTAATAAGGCTAAAAGTATTAATCTCATTTAAGCTTTTTGGTCATTTTGTAATAGTATCTAATAGCCATACCACCAGAAACAATAGCCACCAAACTCGCAATCAATGTGAATAGTGGTTGAATACTTGTAATGCTAATAGTAGCACTAACTAAAGATACGATTGTTGATTGGTCTGCTTGGTGGTTATTTTCCATTTATAGTTCTTCTTCTTCTTGTTTGTTAAATTCTACGCCAGTTACCCAATCTTGTAAGAATGTAAAGTCCTCAAGGTTTGCTGGGTTCACTACGTTAATTATTTGAAAATCAAATTCTTTATCATTTAAGGCTTCAATATCTTTAGTAAGTTTCTTGATGCCTTCTTTTGAGTAGCGATAATTTCCTTTCTCATCAAGTAGTAAGCAGTCCTTATCGTCTGTCTGTGCTGCATCTAAACGCAAAGTTTCTACTTCAGCTTGATAATCTTCGTGATAAGATTTTACCTTGTTGTAAATTTGAAATAGCTTTTTAGCCGTTTTCGTTTCCTGACTGCCAATAACTGCGTTTAAGTTACCGACAAGTTGTAATAGTTGCTTGTACTTCATTTTTGTTGTTTTAAGCGTAAATTAATGATGTTTTGTTTGGATTGTTCCCTAATAAATATCCGTATAATGTATTTCTATTTAACCCTAATAACTTTGCAGCCTCTCTTGCAGAACTATAAAAAATGCCTGTTTGTGTATCGATAACAGGTTTAGAAAGTTTCTCAATAGTTTTCAATTTATGTCTTTCTGTTGACTTCTTTAATCCATTATCAAATGCGTGTTGTATGTTTTGACTTGCAGAACACCATTCTAAATTCTCTAATCTATTATCAGATTTTACCCCATTTTTATGATTAATCATAGGATAGTTGTTAGGGTTTTCTATAAATGCAATTCCAATAAGCCTATGTAAACTAAAATCTTTTGTTGATCCATTATTACAAAGAGTAACTTTTAGATAGCCTACATTAGATAAAACAGGCTTTAATTGTTTATTCTTTTTGGTATTATATACTATCCCTTCTTTACTTATGGAATAGTTTGGATAACCTGGAATTGCTTTCATTGTTTAAATTTTGGTAAAGATATATAGTTTTAGTTAATCCAAGGTAGTGGCAAATTTACAATGGGTGGGTTCTTAAGGTTCTCGATTTGAGTATCTAAGTTTAACTCCATAGCTTCTACATTGTTACCTGCAACTAACCATTCGCATACTTGCTCATAAGTCAAATCTTCGTAAGCAGTAAAGTCAGTTTCCGAAGGTGTAGCACAAGCCATTGCCCCGTACACTTCTGCGGTGTACTCTCCGTCTTTGCCTTCGTATCTCCAATGTATTACTTTTACTACATCGGTTAAACCATCTTCGCTTGGTGCGGTGTCCATTTGTGATACTACCCATTTAAAAGTTGTCATATTATTTGTTTTTTAATTGTTCAATTTGTGTTTGTTGCTCTTGAATTGCTTTAATAAGTACGGGAACTATTTTGCTATAATCTACACCTTGCATTTCCTTTCCGTCTTTTACTCCTGTTACTGCATAGTTAATTACTGATTGTAATTCGTGAGCAATAACACCATAAGAACGGGTTTTGTCTGCCTTCCATTCGTAATCGTATGTCTTAATCTTAGATAATAAATCAAGTCCGTTGAAGTCCTTAAGGTCTTGTTTTAGACGATAGTCAGAAGATGTATTGTAAGCGGTTGAAGATGATGTTGTAGCAATAGTTCCAACTGCGGTTGAGCCATTAAAAAATCTTATTGCTTCTTGACCAGTACCAGCATCGGTTTGAAATGCAGCAGCAAAATTAGAACGATACACAAAAAGACCTTGGCTATTGGTTGGACTTGTTACACCAATACAAACCGAACCCCCCGAGGTTATGCGCATACGTTCGGCTGCGGCTGTACCAAAATTTAAAGAATCAGCACTATGTCCATATTCTACAAATCCTCTATATGCCTCATTACCAGTTGTACCATCTGCAAAATATATTCCCCCATAAGATGTATTTCCAGAAGCAATAGTCATTCCTTTATTACCACTTGTTGTTCCAATTACTAATGTATTTGCAGCAGAACTATAACTATCTGGATTTGTGTTACCTATACCTACGTTACCTGCCGATGTTAATGCCATAACATTTGTACCACCTGCTACTTGAAACAAAATATTATTGGTAGAATTTGCTCTAAAAAAAGCATTGCTACCATCAACTGCCATTAAGAACGTTCTACTTGTATTAGAGTGAGTTAAAAATACTTCCGGTGTATTAGGTACTGTTACATTAAGATTCCCACTAAATGTAGCTGCTCCTGTAGAGGCTATTGTAAGACGTGTAGTGTTGTTAGTAGCAAATAACATATCTACGTTTCTCGGCTCCCATACTGCACTATCGGTAGTACTACTAATAAGCCTAATAGCAGAAGTACCATTTGCCATTGTAACAAAAGAAGCACCACTTGAACCATTTACAGATAATGTTTTATATCCGCTAAAGGTTACAGGACTTGTTGTTCCCACCATTAAATTCCCACTCGCATCTAACGTCATTGCTTGGGTAAAGGATATAGCGTTACCTGCCGTTCCTGAAGGAGCTTGATACCAAATATATTTACCTGCATCTTGGGCGTATATTGTAGCTAACCCATTTGCTAAATACTTAAAAGTTCCATCACTATAAGCATTTTGCCCAAAATAGATATATGAAGTTCCATCAGAGCCTAAAAATCCTCCTTGATATTGTGCTACTTTATAACCACTCGCCCACGCACTTGGGGTTACTCCAAGCCCTAAATTGCCTGAAGCGTCAAGACGCATTTTCTCAGCAAACGTATTTGAGTTTCTTGTATAAAATGTAAGTGCTGCACTTCCGCTACCTGTTACAACTCCGTTTAATCCTGCAAGTCCATCGTTAGCAGTTCCCGCTCCACCTAATTCAATACCTGCAAAAATATTAGCACCTGTATTAGAATTATATACACGCATAACATTACCTCTTGAAGATGTTGTATATGCCGTTGAACTATTGATATATGCTTCTAATGGGAATGATGTTCCCGGACTTCCATTTACACCAACATTTCCTGCAATAGTAATTGCAGAACCATTGTCTTGTACAATACTATTGCCTATTGTACTTGTACCTGTAAACTTAGGTAGGTAGTTAGTAGTACCTGTACCTGTTACCGGATTGGTTAAAGCGTTTTGCTTTGAATTAAACGTAGTCCAATCGGTGCTTGATAATAAACCTTGCTGAGAACCACTTGCAGTAGCAATAGCTAAAGTAATAGTTCCACTTGTTGTAATTGGTGTAGAGCCAATAGTTACTCCGCTTGTTGCAGAAGATAAGCCTACCGAGGTTACCGAACCCGTGCCGTATGATGTGCTATCTACACTACCATCGGCTTTTAAAAACTCCGAAGATGTACCGCCCGACTTAACTAAAGTAGTTGCGTTTAAAGTGCCTATGATTGTCGCAGCGTTACCCGAACCGCTTGTCTTGTTTATGTATAAGCCTTCGCCATTACCACCCTTTGTAATATTTAAAGCAATACCACTACCGCTTGAATGTGTTATACCAACAGTATCGCCACTACCAGAACTTGAAAAAGTACCTTTAGCAGCAATTAAAGTATGCGTTCCTAAATCTAAGTTAGCAGTTGCGCCCGTGTACGGAACGTAACCAGTTGCACTTGCACCACCAATGTCGCTTAATAACTCAGCACCCGTTCTGTATTTAATAACTCCGCTATCACTTACTAAAAATCTATCTGTGTCAGTAGTAGCGTTTGGTATGTTGTTAATCTGTACTCGCCCATCTCCCCACACATAAAAGTAAACGCTTGAACTACTTACGTCTTCAATTCTAAAAGCAATATCGCTTGCATTACTACCTGCGGCAATTAAAACTCCATAAGAGCGACCTGTTGTTGGATTTCCGTTAAATTGACAAGAGAAAAAGTCCGCAGTTGCGTTAAGGTTTGTAATAGTAATTCCTGTATCTAAAATATTACTATTAACAATTTCGCCACTTGTAGAACTCCATTTAGTAAGCCTGTTTGCAGTTCCGCTACCTGAAACTAAAGAAGTAGGAAAGTTAGCAAGTGTACCATTACCACGAATGTATTGTGATGTAGTACCGCTAAATGCTAAAGCTAAAGTTCCCGATGTTGTTAAAGGGCTACCAGATACGCTTATCGCATCGCCACCAACTGTTAATGCTACGCTTGTTACTGTACCAACCGCACCGCTTGAACGCTGCCAAATACTTCCTGAATAGATCACATAATCGCCAACCGCAAAAGTAATCGCACCAGCTCCAAAGTTTACTGTTCCTGCTACATTACAAATATAAACATCT